ACTTCGTGGGGTGTTTCTAATGGGGTGCATTTTAATGACAGATGGAATTTTTGGGGGGTGAAATGATGGAAATTAAATCTTTTTCTTTTGGAAAATTAATTGCGGATTTAGCTATTGTTGGTGGCTTTGTTTATTCGCACTTGTATCTCACGGATAGTGCAGTAGTAAATGTTTATATTTGGGCTTTCTGGGCATTTTCTATTTTAACTTTAATGTCTGCGTTTATTAAGCCCACTAAGTTTTTGTTCACGGAAAACAGAGCCAAGCAAATGATTATAAGTGAGTTAACTATTAGCTTGGTCTTGGTTTATTTTGGGTATCCAGTATTAGCTACGGTCGGTTTTATATCAACTCTTGCTTATGCTGGCTGTAGAACTGTAAAGAACAACAAGAAAACAGGTAAACACAATGAGTAGTTACTTCTGCCCAAACTGCCAATCAATTCTTAAAGACTGGCGTAGGTTTTCTGAAAAGTCAGAGATTGATAAGGTAAAACCGTTTGAATGTACTGGCTTGAAGTGCACTAAGCGGTGGAGTGAGGAAGAATTGGAGGCATTTAATGATAAAGCCGAAAGTGAAAAAGCGTAAATGCAAATGCTGTGGTGGTGAGTTTAAGTCTGCGGATAGCTTTAGAAAATGGTGTAGTGCTGAATGTGGTGTGAAACTTGCCAAAATAGCCCAAGAGAAAGCACGTCAGAAAGCCATAGAAAAGCGAAATCGAGAAGAAAGGGCAAAGATTAAAGCAACGAGAGAACGCTTAAAATCTCGTTCTGAATGGCTTAAAGACGCTCAGGCTGTTTTTAATGAATACATTCGTTTACGAGATAAAGATGAGCCTTGTATTTCGTGCCAGCGTTTTCATCAAGGGCAGTATCACGCAGGGCATTATCGCACGGTAAAAGCGATGCCAGAGCTGAGATTTAATGAGGACAATGTTCATAAACAATGTAGTGCTTGTAACAATCATTTGAGCGGAAACATTACAGAATACCGTATCAACCTTGTGCGTAAAATCGGGGTAGAGCGAGTAGAAGCATTGGAAAGCTATCACCCTCCTGTGAAGTGGTCGGCTGAGGATTGTAAGGAAATTATTAAGACGTATAGGGCGAAGATTAAGGGGTTGAATAATGCAAATTGATGTGAAACGTGTGCTGATGTTGTGGGGTGGATATGTACGCTTCACTGATTGCAAGGGGTATCCAACCATGCAGTCATTTATGCGCGAGAGTCCTGAAATGCGGACAAAGCGTCGTTATTTAGCTCGGCTTGATGATGATACATTGGAGAAAGTTGATATACAAATCCGATATTTAGAACAGCACTTTCCAAAGCAGTTTGATTTACTCTTTTTTCGCTATGTATGCGGTTATGAGCCTAATCAAGTGTGGCGGAAGTTATCGCTCAGTAAAGGTAGCTATGAGAATGAGTTACGGCTTGCCGAGCGATTTGTTGAAGGTGCTTTAGTTGGTAGTCAGATTAGCTTGCTCTTGTAAACGTTCTACTGCCAGTTTAATCAGTTGGTTTTGTGGAATGTTTCGTTCACGGGCAAGTTGTTCAATTAGGGCAATGGTTTCCACGCTGAGTTTATATGACTTTGCTTTTACACCACGCTTTTCATCTGAGCGAGCTTTTATTTCATTGATTGACAATTTCATTATTTTTCTCCATAATTTGAAGAACTAGGGGAGGCTAGTCCCCTAGTAAGTTATCAGATTAGTAAACTGGCAAAGACCAGAGTAACAAAATGATAACTAGGATAATGTATTTAAACATTTGATTATCCTCTTCAAGCGTGAGGATTAAGCCTCACACTCGCTTTCAGTCCGTGTTAAATTTCCTAGGTCTAACTACTGAAAGCGATGTTATTATAATTCGGTGCACCGAATAAAACAAGTATTATTTTAGAAAAGCCCGCATTTTTCGGAATGTGGGCTTTTTATTGTCTCAACCGCACTGCTACGCCTTATTTTGTTCTGCAAACAGCTTAATGCCTTGAGTAATTATTTGCGTTTTAGACAATCCTGTTTGTTCAGAGAGTTCGGCTAGTAAAGTGATCACTTCTTCGTGGAGCTTATAGGATTGCACTCTTACGCCACGTTTTTTATCGCTTTTAGCGTTGATTTCTGCTCTTGTCATTGCCATAAATTGCTCCTTGCATTTTGGGTTAAGTTAGCTTAAGATTGGAGTCATCGGGGGAGTGCCTTCCCCCGATGGATTATCCTAGAACGCTGGCATTGCCACCATTAAGAGGATAATTAGGATTACGATTTTGAACAACATATCCTAAACTCCATTTTTTGAACGCCCCGAACTGAACAAGTCGGGGCTTTCTTGTATCTAAAGCACCTTGCCTTAGATGTGATTATTGTAGTGTTTCTTACATTTAAATGCAAGTGTTTTTTGTAAAAAATACTACATTATTTTATTTGACAACCCCAAAACTTCAGAGTAGTATTCACTCCATAGGCGTCGAAACCTTAACAAACAGCGGAAATCCGCACCCGTCAGACAAGCGGTTTTTTTATGTCAAAATTTTGTAGATCTATTTTCCTTGCCATTAAAAATAGATTTGAAAAACTCAATGTCGAGAGGGCGGAGAATACAATACCCGAAAGGGAAATAATCCCGACCGTCCTTTTGCGGTTTTCGAACCTCTCGACACCCTATTCTTAGGGTAATTTAATTTCGAAAAAAACAAAAGGAGTCAATTATGACTAATCAAACCCAACTCTCAACATTCAACTTTGAACAATCATCAATCCGTGTTATTGCAGTAAATAATGAACCTTGGTTCGTTGCCAAAGATGTCTGCGATACATTGGGTATTAAAAATCCTACTCAAGCCTTAGAAAACCTTGATGAAGATGAAAGGGCTATGTTTAACATAGGGCTTGATCAACGAGTAAATTTTGATAACAGAGTAAGTGAAATTAACATCGTATCAGAAAGCGGAATGTACACTTTAATCTTACGTTGTCGTGATGCAGTTAAAAAAGGATCTGTACCACACCGTTTTAGAAAATGGGTAACCGCAGAAGTTTTACCGCAAATTCGCAAGACAGGGCGTTATCAAGCTACCGAAAGACCACAACCCAAAGAGCAAGAATTTACCCACACACTCAAAAACAGCGAGGCGGTAGATTTAGCTTGGTTATGGTTTGAGGCGGAGCAAATGGTAAACTTCATCGGTAAGATTACACCGGCATTAGAAGTGCTAGGTAGCCATCTTGCTCCAACTGCTCACTCTATCAGAGCAGAATACGGTTCGCATATTAAGCACGTAGGGAAATTGGTTTACCGCCTATCGGTGGACGCAGATTTTGAACGCAATCCAAGACCGATGACAGAATTAAGAAACAGCTTAAAGCAAAATGCGATTGCCGTAAGACGAAATTTCTAATTTCGCTTGTAAAAATTTAACACAATCAGACCGCTTGCGACTTCGTGTTGCAAGTGGCTTTTGGTATTGAAAAAAATAATGTGTTTAATTGCTCAAAAAGTGTTGCATTGCTTAAGATAAAAGTATATCATTTGTGATAAGTTGCGGTTATAAGCGTAGCTAACCCCGCACAAGATTTTTACAGCCCTGATTGGTTTACCAGTCGGGGCTTTTTGTTTTGGGAGTAGGAATGGAAATTACATTAGGCGATAAAATTAAGATTAACGGCGAAGAAGTGCCAGGGTATTTGCTCAAGGCACTTTATGAAGATTTGAAGATGAAATTTAAATCAGATGAAATTGAAGTTTCAGATATTATCCACGGTCAGCATATTGCCTCAAGTGGAATAAAAACTTCAAGTTTCACTTAAATTTGTATATATCTTTTTCTTTGTTGTAAGTCACACCTTCATACATTGAAGATACTATTTCTTTTACAAGAACTTCATCATTGACATTCATAAATACATGAACAAGTTCTTCTAAATATGCAGTGATTTGAACTTCGTTTGGATATTGAATGGCTTTATCAAGATTGTAGAAGATGGTTTGTCCGACATAGAAATGAATGGTATCTTTATTGATTAACGCTATATTTAAAGATGCGGTTTTAGTTTTTAGTGTAGGCTCAAGTTCCGTGTAGAAAACAATATCTATTTTTTTGTTGATATGAGCAAATTTACACAGAATGTTTGCCGCATCTGTAAAATTTTTAAAAAGTGGATATAAATCTTGATCAATATCTGAAATGGCAATATTAAAATAATGGCGATACTGCTCAGGAATGTTATTTAAGATTTGTTGACGGGATATTCTTGCTTTAATCATTGTAAACCTCTGTTATTTTATTGTGTGGAAACTTTATCTTAACAGAACTTATAGCTCACTGTAAAAAGTGGGCTTTTTTATTGCCTGAAACGAGGGCTAAGGTATGAAAAATGTTATGAGAGATATGGGAACACAGACGTATATTTGGTCTGGATTTAGTGGGATTATTGCGTGGCTGAGTGAGCAACAGAATTTAATGATTTTAAGTCTTGCGATTGGTATTGTGACGGCGTGTGCGAACTTGTATCAACGCTGTGACGAAGGTAAGGCGAAGCGTCGTGAACGTGAGCGAGCCGAAGAAGCTCATCAAATCAGAATGCAGATTTATCGGGTAAGGGCAGAGAGGTTAAGTAATGAGCAAGCTAAAAACACTAGGTAAAGTTGGCGGTGGGGTTTGTTTTGTCAGTGCCATTATTGCGGTGTTGAATACAGATTTTCACGGTCAATTTCGTACAAGTCAGCAAGGGCTTGAGATTATCGGCGATGCAGAAGGTTGTAAACGAGAGCCTTATTTGTGTCCTGCAAATGTGCTTACTGTTGGTATTGGTTCAACGGAAGCGTCAAGCGGTAAGATTGAAAGAAAAGTTTACACGGACAAAGAGATTGCGGAGCGTTGGTTGGTCGATATTCAGCATGCAGAAAAATGTGTGAACCGTTACGCAAATGGTGGTGATATTCCGCAATCGGTGTTTGATGTTGCTACTTCGCTGACGTTTAATGCTGGGTGTGGCACCGTGAGTAAATCGACGTTCTTTCGTAAAATCAAATCAGGCGATTATGTTGGTGCCTGTAATGAGTTGCCTAAATGGGTTTATTCAGGAGGCAAGAAGTTACGAGGGTTAGAAATCCGTCGTGAGAAAGAGAAGGCGTTATGTTTAGCTGGGTTAATAAAATCTTAATGGCATTGATTTTGGGCTTGTGTGCGTGGCTATGGGGTCAGTCACAGAGGATAAGTGCATTAACAGCCGAGAACCAAACACAAGCCCAAACTATTGAGCAACAGCAAAAAGCAAACAATAAGCTGACAATGCAACTACAACAAGAGCGACAAGCGGTGGAATACCAGCAAAATGTTGCAAATAAACTACGAAAGCAGGTAGAGCAGAGTAATGAACAGATTAAAGCTATTTTACAGAAAGAGCCGTGTAGCGTTACTGCTTTGCCTCGTCCTGTTGTCGATGAGCTTAAGCGGTTGCACAGCAAGGACAAAGATTGAGTATTTATATCCACCGCAAGCCTTTTTGGTGCCGTGTGAGCGGTCAGAGTTTGGTGGCACAACCTATGGTGATGCTATCGAGTATCTCGTTAAGGTGATGGGAGAACGTGACTTATGTGCGGGTCAGGTTGATAGCATTAGAGAGTGGTATAACAAATACAAATAAGAAATATGACCGCAGTCACTGCTTTCTGAGTACATTGCGGTTTTCTTTTGTGTAAAACAAATGCTACATAATTTGCATATGGTTTTGGGGTTGTTAGATAAATCCCCGAGAAAATACGCAAGTGATGTAATTTATATATAACAAATTTTAAGGATTTATCTTATGACCAAGAAAGACGAGGGTAAATCCACGTCTAAAGGTCGTGGGTTAACACCTAAGCAAGAAAAATTCTGCCAGCTTTATATTGAGCTTGGCAATGCGAGTGAGGCTTATCGGCAGGCTTACGATTGTTCAAAAATGAGTAATGAAACAATCAATACGAAAGCTAAAGAACTACTGAAGAACGGTCCGATTACGGTCCGATTGGATGAGTTAAGAAGTTCTCATCAACAACGTCATAACATTACCGTTGATAACTTGTTAGGCAAGCTAGAGCGTATCTATAACGAGGCGATGGAGCGTGATACCCCTCAATTCTCATCTGCGGTAAATGCGGTAATGGGACAAGCTAAACTTTTAGGCTTTGACAAACAGGTTATCGATCATACAAGCTCTGACGGCTCACTTCGCCCTACGGTTATTGAGTTGGTAGCACCAAATGAAAATACAGCTTAA